GTATTCGTATCCTGGCAGCCGCAGAACGATTAGCTGAAAAAGAAATTGAAAGGCGGATAGGTAAAAACGAAAATTAAATTAATTGATTACCACTGACTCATCAAAGTTATTCGATTCAGTAGCTTCTTCAACCGGCGTGGGCTCGTTTACTACCGGCTCTTCAGTTTTGACTTCGGGCGCAGTCCTGTAAGGACGATCACCAAGAGTTCGCATAGTGTTTCTCCAAGTAAATAAACGATAGCAAGAAAAAAGCCCTCAAAATTGAGGGCTAATCCTCTTGCTTTCCTAACCTATCAAGCAGGATCCATAAACAGAAGCTTGCTGCGCATAGCTTCGGGACCCATCTGACTCAGATAACGCCAAGCGTTTTCAGGGTTGCGGTTCATGACATCGCTGAACTGCTCCCACTGCTGTTGAGGCTGAGCACCAGTGTTGGAGCCGCCAGCATTAGCAGGAGGAGCAGGCATGTCATAACGAGGCTGGTAAGCCTGTTGCTGACCCTGGTACACCTGAGTGTCGCCGTCAATATCCACGGGGACCACTTCGGTGAAATAACGATCAGTGTATTCGGCCAGGTGATTCGCATCAGTCAGGATGGTCTGCATCGCATCATGGCGAGCAGAAAGAGCATCCATCTGCTGAGCTTGCTCCATGAGGAGATCCTCAAGAGAGCAGGCGTACTGATTCAGAATGCCAGGAGCTTCAATACCGAAATGATTAACGACCTCGGCGGTTACGGGGCTTACGCTCGTTTGCGGGGCCGTAGAAATCGGCGAGGAAGTTTGGGTCGGTGAGACGCTGGTAGGCAAGGTCTGCGCTACCTGGGGTGCCTGGTAAGCCCAGGGTTGGGCCTGTAAATTCTGACTGCTCAGTTGAGTAGCCGGTTCCGAAATTGTCTGGTAAGGAGACGACGGAACCTGGTTGAGGGATTGCGAATTGACCTGGGACAGTACCCGTTCCAGGGTACCCATCGCTGCTTCCCAGGGATTGCTGGGGGAGGACTGCGACGTTAACTGGTTGTACTGGTTGTTGGTAGAAGGGACCGAAGCCGGTGCCACCTGCGACGGCGGTTGGGCTGTAGGAACCGAAGCTACCGCCGGGGTAGAGGTTTGCGCCACCCATTGCGGGTAGGCGGTTGAGCCCTGGTCCGAAATTACCGCCGGGGCTGCCGCCGGGGAGACCGGGCTCGGGGTCGAAGCTTGGATCTGCTGGCTCATAGCTACCCGAGTAAGTTAGTTCTTCCGCGAGGTGGTCGAATGTCCTGTAAAGGAGCGGAGTGATATTCAGTCTAGGATCAGCTGCAAGAGGCTGATTAGGCGCAAGAGGATGCGGAGACTGCAACATCTGGCTTAATAATACCAGAAATTGTTGCATTGCTGATTGTGTTTGTTGAACCATACGGAAGGGGAAGCCCTTCAGCATTTCGGCTCTTTCAGAATCAGTCTTTTCAGGAAACAGGAACTTAAGAGCTTCGATGCTATCCACACCGAGTTCTTGTAAGTTACGGACGACAATAGACTTTTGGTTTATGTCGTAGGCAGTGTCTTCGTAAACATCACCTTGATACCTGTAAGTTACAGTACGATCCCCATCTTCCGGTAGCCCTATAACTCCGGGAGGAACTTTATTCTCCTGTAGCGCAAGTTGAATAGACTGAGTAACTTTCGACTCAAACTTAGCTAAAGAAGTCTGATATTTCTGCAGACTTTCTTCCGTTTCTTCAGTCGGAGGTTTGGGTTCTTTAAGCCCTGCTGCAGCAATAAACGACTCACGGAAAATAACTTCTTGGTGATAAATCATCATCTCCAGCAAACGGTTAAAACCGTAAGTCAGGAAACTCTTGTTCTTCCGTAAAGCCGTAGCTTGAGCACGACCCATCAAACCTTTGATTTCTGTTGCGGTGGCGCCAGCAGAAATTGATATTTCGTCAACTCCACCTAACGCGGTACGAATTTCTTCGCGAAGAAGAAGCGTATACCGGTTCATATCCCCATTAACGGGGTCCGGGGTCATGTAACCCACGCGATCCGATGGCTCGACGTTGGCGATAATTCGCGGAACGCGCAAACCAGAACCCATACCAGCGCCAAAAGGCTCACTGACACGAGTCGAAGGACTGTCGACACCAGCAAAACCAGATTGGCTGCTGATTGTTGGCCGGAAATTGCCCTGAGCGTCGTTCGCTTCGACCAGATCGCTTCGTGGGCGCGAACTAATTAAGGTCGGGTTGCCAAAAAACTCAATATTTTTCGCAATATTACGAGTCAGCTGATCGTGAAGAACGATCTGCTCCATAAATGGGTCAAATTCGCCCTCACCTTCCGTACCGCTAGCGTTCGGTTTGTTTAAAACCTCAACTGCCGGGATAAAACCAAGTGTGTTTTGCCTCTTTTTTGTCGGAGTTAGGACAGCACCAGGCTCTAAGTCAAAACTCAGCTCAGTATCAGTCTCAACTTCGCTGATTTCATCAGCTGTAATGGTTAGCCGAACGTAGCGTTTGTTCTGCCCGTAACTATTACTAGGTAAACCTAAATTAGCGTTCTTGATTTTATAGCTATAGACAATTACAACCTCTTCAACGTTACCATTTACGTCGTGATAGACACGATATTGATTTTTATTAAAGAAATAAATCTGATATTTAAGTTTTGGATCTGGTCGAAAATAAAACAACCCGCAACCATCGATCAAAAAGTTGCGAATAATCGCAGGGAAACGAATGTCTAATTTGTTTAAAGCAATAATGTCTTCTAAGAACTTAGTGCGGCTCTTAAAAGTGTCTTGATCACAGTAAAAAGCAAGACCCTTTTTGATCATCAAAAGGGTCATCTGCTGCAAATGACTCAGAACAACCATAGTCGATGACTGGTTGCTCCGATCTTGAGTACGAGACGCCTCTAAGATCTCGGTGAATCTTTTCCTAGTTTCAATCGAGCTGGACATCTATACCCACGGGTGTGAAAATTCTCGTAAGAGAATTAATTTTTAGACAGGCTTTCTTTGGCCTTCTTGGCTTTAGCCTTTGCTCGTGCCATCTTTTCGCTAGAACCACTCACTTCCTCACCGCTGGGGGCTTTGGTGGCTTCACGATCAGCTGCAAACTTCTTAAGCAGCTCAGCCGGCATACTCTTAGCCATCCGGAAGCAAATACTTTCTAACTCTTTCCAGTTTAACCGCTTCCTCGGGTAAATCCTCGACAGGGTAGGAGGTAATTAAATGGTCTGGTCGCCCCAGCATGTCTGTATTACCCTCATCAGGCTCGAACTCTTTACATAGTTCTTGAACCTCTGGCCGATCCCAAATGTAAGCTTCGGCAATAGATTTCAGTTTTGTTAGACGTCTATCCGAATCGCCCATCCACGAGAAATGCCAGCCTGCGTCTCGACTGCCTACATAAAAATTATTTTGTGTAGAGCGCATAGAAGACAACGTACCAAAATCCTTAAGTTGTCCCACTGTGCTCACTACGCCGCAACGCCAGTCAAATAACTCACCTTCTGGCGATACAAGTTGTCGATCAGCCCTCCCGTAGTGCATCGACATCGAAAGACGAACTACTTTATCCTTATGCTCACGTACAGCTTCAATTACGTCAGGTAACTTACTAGGGTTTGTAATTTCATCGCAATCAGAACAGATAAAGATATCATCGTCATCCATCAGGTGAAGACCCACGCCTAGTGCGTCCCTCTGGCCCCTTTCACGAATCCAAGGATCCGGAGCTTCCTCCATAGAGGGCAGCTCTACGTGCATAACTTGAATTTTTTCTTCAGGCAGCCCAAGCTCACGAATAGTTTCTAAACACGTGAAAGGCTTTAACTCACCTGTGGCGTGAGTTCGATTTGCATCTGTAATTAAAAATCCGTCAACGTAATCTTCAAGAGTCCGAATTCGAAGCTCAAGCAGCTCACGCTCATTAAAGTAAGTAAAACAGTCTAAGAGCACAGTGAGACTTTAAGGGTCTCACTATATTAACTCAATTATGCTCCTTGGAGGTACCTAGAAGCTTTTTGCTTTGCGCGAGAGAGCAGCGTGCCGTTTGACTGATCTAAAACAGTACCGCCTTCAGACTGAACACCTGTGTACTCCTCCGTAGGAGGCACGGGTGCTTGTGGTGTTGGGGAGAAGCGATAGTCTGTTTCTTCGTCGGTCACCCCTTGCGCAAAAGCATTAGTGGACGGCTGATTAGCTCGCCGCTGCTCATCAGCGGCTTGCATGTTCATTTGGTATGCTTTAGCAAAACCAAAAGCAGCTTGTGCGTAAGGATCCATTAGTACAGTACAAAAACGCCGTTTACAGAGCCGCTAATAAGCGCAGTACAAGCAATAGGTATAAGCGTATTTCCCTCTAGGTTAAGAGCCGTGGATTGCTGGCCAGGAGCATCGGAAAGCTCTACGGTTAAATAATCTTTACTGTTGTTGGACTTTGATTCAATGAAAATTGCGCGACACGTAGGAAAATTTTTACGACCTAGGCCAGGCGCCCACCCAAAACCGCTCGCATAAGGCAGCATCGACGTCTGCCCATATACGGAGCCAAAAGCTCGAATATCCATATAAAGAGACTGTTTGGTTTATCTTAGCGCGTTCTGACCTCATCTTCCAAATAGGAGATTAAACGGTCTAAATACCACCGGGCTTTTTTTAGATCCTCTGTACCGTTCTTAAATTTCTCACGCGAGACATACTTCAGGACGTTCATTTTGCACCCGCCGCAAAACTCTTCTCGGGTTAAGCAAGATTCCATAAAGTCAATCACTTCAATAGAACCTTGCGTGTAGTGGTTTGGGTGATTAACCGGATCGTACATAACTTGAAAAACTTTTAGACCTAGATCGGACAGACTTTTTACTTTGTCTGTATCAGTAAGAAGCATAACCAAACATCTGTGAGATATCGAGAACAGACCCTAATTTTTCTTCTAACTCTTTACTGTACTTTGTGTCACAGTGTTCTACCAAGCCGCAGGGAGCTATTTGAAGCGCTCCTCCCACCTGAACAACAGGCACCACCCGGCGGTGCTCTTGATCGGTTCGTAAATTTTCAAAAGCTAGCCCCATAGAACTCCTGTCAGCCAACGGCCAGCAACGAAACTGGGTAAGACTAAAACTATTTACAGGATCAAAACTTGTTGAATTTACATACTGTTCTGCCATCTCTTGATCCAGGATCATCATGCCCATGTAGGGATTTCCCAGAGATACAAAACCAACAAAATCATCAAGAGGCGTCAGATAGCAATCGACTTTATACGGACGATCCCCCCAAACATTCTTAGTCAAACTATTGAGCTGCCATACCCTGTGGTTATCAAAAGGCACAAGCTTAGAACCATAAGTTTCGTAACGACAAAAACCCGGCTCTAGATTTAACGACTTCAACTTATCTTTGTATAAGTACCAGTACAAAAAGTTTTCACTATCAAACAAAATATCATTCTCTGTATACACGTAAAAGTCATAATATTTGTTTAAGACAGCTTCCCTTAAAAGACCTTTATGCGCCCAAGTTAAAGCGTACCCTTCGTAGGACTCAGGAGCTACGATAACACTTAAAGAATTAAAACTAACGTTAGGTTTTAAGAGTTCAATTAATATCTCCTTATCTGTTTCATGTGCGGCATCTATATGAATAAAGATGTCTTTTACGCCAGGGATTTCTTCGTACCCACGGAGGGTTTTCAGTAGCTCATCAAACTTAGATAACGGATCATGAGCCGCTACAAACACTAGAAAATTGAAGTCGTGCATCAGTACTCCATCTCAAAGTTTCCGCGACGCTGTAAGAAGCATACTAAGTGCGTATAAGCGTCTAGTAAGTCGTCGTGCGAAGTAGCACCTATGTTGATCAGCTGATCGAATAAAATATCGAACTTTCGATAGCGGTTGAATACGACTTTTTTATTTTCCAAAAGCCCAAGAGTGCCTCTAAATCTGGAGATCTTATCGCCTCGAAAGCCTTTGACTTCGTGAATATGAAGATTACCCAGCCCCCATTCGTTAAGCATCACACGTCTAAGGTCAGCGGCTAGGGATGCTTGGTAAGCCACGGACTCGACGACTAGTGAGCAAGTGGAGTAGGTCGGAAAGTATTTACCATCATTATCTTCTTGCAAGATGCCCCACTCAACAAGCATTTTGCATAGAAGGTCTATCTTCTCAAGGTTACCGATAGAGCGCACCTGATGAGCGTCAATAATATAGTATTTATCCTTTAATCTACCGCCGAGTACAAACGCAGTGTAATCAGAAGTCTCGTTTTTACTAGCCGATAAGTCGATGCCTACTGCGAGGCTGTCGAACTCTGTAACCACATCCCCTTTAACAAGTAGATCTGGAGATAGGACTAAATCCGATGTCATTACAGGTTGTTGCTGATACTGGAAAGCAAAAGCAACAGGGTCAAGTTCTTTCTGACCTAGCAAGTAATCAACAGACCATTGTTCTGGCCAATAGCTCACAGGCTCCCCGTCGTCATCGTAAGTAAGGGCCTCCTGCTGAACTTGTTTCCACCCCTTATCGGGAACAAACATCGTTTTATGGATATCTAGTGGGTGGAATCGGGTGCCTAAGCAAATAGCTCGACCACCTTCAAAAATAATCGGGGCGATCACAGAGCTCCAGTTATTATTCATTTCTTCTCTAATAGTAGGGTTCTTAATATCAGTACTAGACTTGATAGGGTCATCTACGATAACAAGATGAGCACGTTTTGATGTAATAGAGCCTCGAAGGCCTGCTGCACGAAGCGTAAATTCTTCGTCACCCACACGGCTAATGCCTGCATAATCAAAATCAATACTCCAACCAATATCCGACTGCATACCAGAGCGGAGCTGAACTTTCGGAAAAATTTTCCGGTATGTAGATGAGTCGATAATCTGCTTAATAATCCGACTCTTTGGTATGGCCGTGGCGATGTTATATGAACAGTAAATAATCTGAAGAGGTAAACCTGCTGTTGTATGTCTTCCAATAATCCAAGCAGTAAACATATTAAGTACTGTGCTCTTTGCGCTACCCCTGGGCGCAAGGATATCTAAATTGGGACCAGCGATATCCAGTAAGTACCTGTTGCTTTCACCAGTAATTAAGTGCTTATGCCACTCAAGCATGTGGGTGGCCGGCGCCTTATCCATAATCGTACAGAACGTATGGAAGTCATCAGAAGCTCTTAAAAAGATATTATCAATCGCAGCACTCTCTCCGTCTATAGCCTTTGCTGCACGTAGCTTAAGTGCACGACGATATGCAAAAGTTTCTCTACTCGGCATGTTCTTCTAAAAAGTGTCTGTATACTGTTAGCAAGATTCTACTGCCAAATGGCAAAAATTCTCTGGTACGGCGACATTCTTTCTAATACTGGTTTCGCTAGAGTTACACACAGTATCTTAGAGCACCTAGCTAACACACATGAAATTGTAGTGTTTGGCATTAACTACGCAGGTGATCCGCACGATCTACCATATAAAGTTTACCCGGCTGGGACACAGAACCCTGGCGATCGCTTTGGTATCGGTCGCCTGCCACGGGTGGTTGAAGAAGAAAAACCTGACTTTATTATCTGTCTTAACGACATCTGGATCGTTAATCAAGTTTGGGAGCGGGTGCACCTGCTCAAAGACTCACTTAAATTCAAGTTCATAGCGTACTTTCCAGTTGACTCAGCATATTATGTTAATTCTATGTTGTCATATATCAAGGACTGGGACTTTGCGATCACCTTCTCTGTTGAACAAGCACATCGTTTGATGTCTCAAGGGGTTCAACCAAAATTATTTGGCGTAGTGCCGCACGGTCTGGATCAAGGGAAGTTTTTCCCAATGGATCAAAACGAAGCTCGACGAATGTTGAGACTGCCGGAAGATAAATTTATTGTCCTTAACGCCAACCGTAACCAACCTCGCAAGCAAATTGATCTAACGATCAAGGCGTTTGCAGAATTTGCCGTCGATAAACCGAACACGCTCCTGTATCTACACATGAGTGAAAAAGATCTCGGTTGGGACGTCAGGGCAATTTTTGACACAGAGATGAAGCGGAAAGGACTTCAAGCTGATGGGCGCCTCGTAATGACATCAACGAATATTGATTACACAAACGCACCTCCTGATGATCTACTAAATAAAATCTATAATGCCTGTGACGTCGGAATTAATACAGCAAATGGAGAAGGGTGGGGTCTTGTGTCTTTTGAACACGCTTCCTGCAAAAAACCACTTGTACTGCCAAACCACACGTCATTCAGTGACATCTGGAAGAAGAGTGCTCTCTTAGCGGATATAGCTGCTTGGATTTATGACAAGGATCTAGGAGTCGAGCGAGGAATCGTAGACGTGATGGATATGGCAGCCATGCTTACTAAGTTGTACGAGGACAAAGGTTTCTACGACGACATCGCTGAGTCCTGCTATAAAGTCACACAAAACCCTGCGTACCGCTGGGATCGAATCGCTGAAGCCTTTAACAAAGCAATGGAGGAGCTGAGCAAGTGACACAATTTCATCGCTATCGCACGTACAACAATCGAGTCATTCAGCGTGCATTCACACCGAGTAAATCTGGTTTCCCTTCAGTTTTTGATCAGGCCCACGAGATTGGAGGTGTGTTTACACGCATAAACTCAGGACTGCCAAAAGATAGCTTTGCTAACTTTAGTCCTTGCGTTATTAAGCACCGTGGGGCAACTTTAATTGCGTGGCGATCACAGCCAGAACATTTTGTGTTTAGGCACGATATGAAATATTTTTACTATAACAACACACCTACAGATATCTGGATTGGTCAACTTCTTACTGACGACACTATTGTT